GGTCTCGGTATCGGCGTTCTGCGTTTCGCCCTGTCGCCCATCCTGGGAGCCGTCAGCGGTTTGCTTCTGTGCCATGTCTGCCTCCTAGAGAGGGTTGCGAACGATCTGCTGCTGGAGCGGAGTCGGTGCGAACTCGACGTTCTGACCGAGCTGACCGCCAGCTTCGAGACTCGCCTGTTGGTCTGCGGCTTCGGGCGGTCCCTCGCCGGGAGCGCCGCCGCCTGCGGCAGCCTGCTGGGCTTGCTCCTGTGCCTTCTGGAGTTCGGGGATGATCTTCTCGACTACGTCCACCAGGGACTTGCCCTTGCCCATCGAGACGATAGCGTCGGCCAGAGCCGTAACCGGAGTGTTCGGGTCGGCTACGAATCGCTGGAACAGGACGCTGGCGAGTTGCTCCTTGTCGATGCGGTCCTGCTCGACGGTTATGTCGTCGATGTAATCCAACTGCTCGCGGGCTAGTTCCTTCGAGATGAGTCCGGCTCCCATATGTTGCAGAACCCGGACGTCAGCCTCGGAGCGGTTCAACCCTGCGCTGGCTCCGTACTGGATGGTGTGATGGTACCAGCCGTCGATGTCTTCCCGTGGCGTGTAGGTGGCGCGGCGTCCGATAGCCTGCCAGAGCGGCTTCTCGGTGTTGAGGTAGCGCTCGTCTATCTTCATGGCGATGACGTTACATGTCTGACGCAACTCCGCGATGCAGTCCTGGAGTTCCTTCACGACGCTGGAGAGTGTCCCCTGCGTGCTGGTGACGAACGAACCGGACGCGATAGACTGCGACACGATACCGACACGAGCCGGGGGCTGGATAGCCTCGGCGCTCTCTTGGGAGTCTGCATACTGGAGCAGGCCGAAGACCGACCCTGCGGGAGCTGCGGGCGCGACGCGCCGGATGAACGACTGCTCGGAGTTCGGGTCGTGCTGGTAGATGGTGTTCGGTCCGGGCTCGTCGTCAGAGTTCAGCACGTTCTTGGACTCGAACGGGGCGTGTGCCATAGATTCGAGGTAATCCGCCAGCAAGCGGATGATCTTGTTCCTCATCATCAGCGGCCCGCCGAGCTGGTCGAAGAGGCCGTGATAGGTTCCGTCTACGCTAGCGAGCGAAACGAAGGCTACCGGGATGACGCCCAGGTTATGAACCCAGCGCCGGGAGATCTCAGCGTTCCGGGCTTTCGCCCCCTTCAGGCCGCAGACAGCTTGGACGACCTCGTCCTTGTCGTAGTAGATGACGTTCAGGACCTTGGCGTCGTTATCGGCCTTACCGTTCAGGGGAAGGTCCGGGAAGAGGAAGGCGGCGTTACGCTCGAGCATCTCCTCGGCGTAGATCATCGAGATGAGGGTGCCGTTATGGGTGTCGGGATAGCACAGCCGGGGGTCCAGCCGCATGTGGATGGGATACTCGGATGAGGAGTCGGTATACGTAGCGATAGCCGCCATACCCGTTACGGCGAGGTCGAGGTACTCGCGGAGTTCTATCTTCGGCCCACCGCCCATCCGCCACAGCGTATCGGCTATAACGCTTCGGACGGCAGCCTTCTTCTGGGCTTCGGCGCTCTCCCCCTGACGGGTGAAGACCGGCGTGCCCTTAGCCTCGTTGCTCAACCGGGCTAGGTCGTGAGCCGCGTTCTTGATCTTGTTCTCAACCAGCGGCTCAGCCGGGAGCGAGGTCTCGTTCGGGAAGAGGGCGGAGAAATCCCCTGCGTAGAGTTTGTCGAACTTCTGTACACGCTGTTTGTGTTCCTGGTGGGAGTCCGACCCTCGCAGTGAGTTGACCTGCGAGACGAGGTACTCCTCGGTGATGCGTGACGCGTATAGGTCCTTTGCTTTAGCCAACTCGCTGCCTCCTGTACCACTTGACGGGATCGAAGCGCGGCTTCTCGTTCACGGAGCGCCACGTATCCCCGGACTGCTGCTTGCGGAACCGTGTCGGCAGCACTCCCTTCGGGATGAGCCTTTTGTAGTTCCACTTGATGAACCAGAGCGCCATCAGGACGTCATCGTGACGCCCGTGGGGCCAGACGTTGGCTTCTTCCTCTAGAAGTTGCGACATCTGTCGTCCGGCGGCATCCCCATAGGGGAGAGAAACTCTACCAAACTCGACATCCCCTCCAAGAGACTCGACGCCCAGAGCGGGGTCCCCCTTGTTCTTGCCGGTGTTATGCCCGAGCATGGTGGTGCGCCGTGACAGCGTTTGGAAGAGCGGGTCTTCGTGGAGCCAGTTCGTGTAGGTCGAGTGTTCGATGATGAGGAAGTCGGGGTGATAGGAATCGATGCACCTTTCCAGTTCTGAGATGATAGAGCGCATACCGCCCTGCCAATGCTTGGTCTCTAGTATAGCACACTGGAACGAATCTTTCGTCCAGGGTACGTCGGCTACCACCAGTCCGTTGAACTGGGTGGGGGAGGGGTCGAGGGAAACGACTCGGGCGATAGGTAGATAACCAGAGTTATCTGGAGCGGGGGGTACTCCGATGAATCCATTCCGTTCCAGGTCTCGGCATCGTTCCCACCACTCGGGTTGGACGAGGGAGCTTCCGACCGGGAGGGGGTTCTGCTGGTACATAGTCTCGAACGAAACATTCCCGATCCTTTCGTAGGTTTCCATCAGCGCCTCGAAGTTCCAGAGGTCGGGCCAGAGTACCTCTTCGGTAGTCCAGTCTAACACCGCTGGGTGCGAGATGGTAACCCACAGGGGGTCTCCGCGCTTGTGGCTGGTGGTATCCCGCTTGTAGACCATCCCGGCCAGTTCGCCGTAAAGGTCGAGGTAGTGAACCCGCTGTCCGATGATGGCGGCGTGGCCTCCGGGCATGAGGCGGGTTAGGACCTCCTCTTGGAGCCAGCGGATGGCCTCCTCACGCTGGGCTTCGGACCGAGCAACACCCGCGTCGGTAGCATCGTCTACGATTACGACCGTAGCCTGCATACCGAGGATCTGCCCGCCGACACCTACCGCCCGGACGCTGAGCTGCCCGGATTGCGCCTCGCGGGTCCGACCGAGGACCATGAGGTCTCCCATACTCGGTCTCCAGGCGTTATCCCCGTCTTTGGTCTCGGGGGCGAACCGACCGAACGCTGAGATGAGTTCCCGGTTGTGCTTCAGGTGATAGGCGATCTCAGCCGCTTGGCGTCGGGCAAACACCGCTGTCTTCGACACGAGGATGATCTCGTTGTTCCGGTCCATAGCCAGGAGCCAGATAGGCAGCCAGACCCCGAAGATGGTGGTCTTCGCATGTCTGGGTGGGACGTTCAGGATGAGGTTCGGGTTCTCGCAGAACTCGGAGACCCACTCCTCGCAGTGAGGGGCTAGCTCTCTGCCGGAGAAACGGTTGAAGAACTCGCGGAAGGCTTCTACTCTAAACTCGAGCATCCTAGCGAACTCTTCTGGGAGTTCGTCCTTCCCCTTCGGCTGTTCGGGGACTAGGTAGACGCTGGATTCACCATCGGTCGAACCCCAGTGTTTGATACCTCGGATTCTGCGGTCGCTCATCCCGAGAGCGGTGGCGATGTCCTTCGTCCCGTACCCGAGGTTCGTCATGAGTTCTATCTCGGGCCACCAGGCTGAGTCCGGGATACGGGCTGAACCCGCCCTGTCCTGCGCTCTGTGCCTAGCTTCTCGCCCCCTAGCCTTCAGAGCTTGATCTCTGGGCATGGAGTTACGAGGTTTAGCGTTCCTAGCCTTGTTCTTTTCCGGGTCCGACACGAAACTCCCTTGTAGGCGTATACGCTGTGACCTGCGGTTTTGTAAATCTCTCGTGTAACTCAGTGCCTAGGAACCTTGTGCTAGGTCCTGAGTTTCCATAATCCTTGGGGTGTAAGCGTTGAGATTGATTTCTAGTGCTAAACTCTAAAGGTTCTGTTCATACTCGTGTGAACTAGGCACTAAATTCCGGGAATCTTTGCGCTGCACACTACACTACACCTGAGATACACGCTTTTACGACCCCCGGTCCTGCGTGTGTACGGTGTGAACGCTCAGAACTTCGAGGATCTTGGCGCTTGCTGCCCACCTAGAGAGTAGAACCCCCTGAGTTTGTGCCTGATGATACATACCCCTTGTGCCTAGTGCTAGGTGTATCTCGACCCTGGCCGGGGCACTAGCACTAGGCACTA